CATGAACCGTGAAATGTACTCTGTCTCTTCTGTGTCTACAGGATCTCCTGACTCTTATGTCTTTAAAGGCATTGACAGCAACGGTGACTCTAAGGCTACATTGTTCCCTGTACCTGATGCTGCTTACACAATTGTGTGGAACTTATACATTCCTCAGACTTCGTTGAGCGATAACAATGATACCTTGTTGGTTCCTTCGGAGCCTGTCATCTTAGGTGCATTTGCTCGTGCCTTGGTTGAGCGTGGTGAAGACGGTGGCTTGAACAGCTCAGAAGCCTATGGCTTGTACAGGTCTTCATTGGCAGACGCTATCGCTATCGAATCTAGTCGCTATATCGGGGAAGATGCTTGGGAGGCTGTATGAGCCTGAGCTGTTCTTCATGTAAGGAGGAAAAGGATGAGAGTCTGTTCCCTCTTGCTACAGGTAAGGCGAGAGGCTACGCATGGGTCTGCAAAGCTTGTAAAAAGTCTAAACATCAGGCTAAGAAAGCCAGTATGTCTTCAGAAGATTGGTTTTTAATACAACGTAGATATTGGTTAAAAACAGAGTACGGACTTTCACTTGAAGACTACAATAGTAAAGTAAAAGAACAAGACCATAAGTGTGCTATCTGTAAGTGCGACGAAACAGAGGCGTTTAAAGGTTTACTCTTTGTAGATCACTGCCATACTACTGGAGAAGTTCGCGGTTTACTTTGTCATCATTGCAACACAGCTCTTGGTAAGTTTAAAGACTCAAAAGAAATACTATCAAGTGCTATAGATTATGTGGAAAAATATAATGGCACAGCAAATTAATACTTTTTCAATTACTGCTCCGGGATTTTATGGTCTGAATAGTCAGGACTCGTCACTTGACTTGGCCTCTGGCTTTGCTCTTAACGCTATCAACTGTGTCATCGACCAATATGGACGTATTGGTGCTCGTAAGGGCTGGACACCTCAACACTCAATTAATGCTGATTTAGGCTCCGCTGCTGTGAAAGCCATTGGTCAGTTAGTTGTTGATGATGGCTCAGAGTACACTATTGCAGCAGGTAACAATAAGCTGTTCAAGCTTGTAGGTAGTACACTCACTCAACTGACATACGGTGGTGGTGGTACAGCTCCTACGATCACAGACAGCAACTGGCAGATGGCTTCTCTGAACGAGGTCTTGTACCTGTTCCAGTTAGGTCACGATCCTCTGGTGTTTGACCCTGCTGTAAGTACTACTACGTATCGCCGAGTCTCTGAGAAGACAGGATACACAGGTACAGTTCCTTCAGCTAACATTGTACTGTCTGCTTACGGTAGATTGTGGGTAGCTGATACAAGCACTGAGAAGACTGTGATCTACTGGTCTGACATCCTTTCAGGACATAAGTGGACAGCAGGCTCTACAGGCTCTATCGATGTATCTCCTGTGTGGCCTAACGGTGCAGATAACATCACAGGTATCGCCTCACATAACGGATTCTTGTTCATCTTCGGTAAGAACAATATCTTGGTGTACTCAGGTGCTCAGGATGTGCTCTCGGCAGGAGTGTTCAAGATCTCTGACTCGGTGACAGGCATTGGCTGTATCGCTCGTGACACCATCCAGAATACAGGCTCAGATATTATCTTCTTGTCGGATACAGGTGTGCGTAGCGTGCTGCGTACCATCCAAGAGAAGTCAGCTCCGTTCCGTGACTTGTCTAAGAACGTACGTAATGATCTGATGAGTGCAGTAGCAGGTGAAGTACTGAGTTCTATTAAGTCTGTATATAGTCCTTTTGAGTCTTTCTATTTACTGACTTTTCCTTTATTAAAAGCAGTATATTGTTTTGATCTTAAAGCCACCTTACAGGATGGATCAAGCAGAGTAACTACTTGGGACAGTATTGAGCCTAAAAGCTTTTGCTATCTCCGAGATAGAAGTTTGTTGATTGGTAAAGATGGATACATTGGTAAGTACACAGGACATCAGGATAACGGTGCTAAGTATCGAATGGTTTACTTTACTAACCACACCGATCTAGGTGCTCCATCTGTAACCTCTGTCTTGAAGAAGTTATCCATTGTTGTCATCGGCGGTAGTAACCAATATGTTACCCTTAAGTGGGGCTATGACTTCAAAGAAAACTATTACTCACAAAATACCAGAATTCCTATCCAAGGTATTTCAGAATACAATATTGCAGAGTATAATACTTCTGCTGAGTACTCAGATGGTATCTCATTGCAGACTCTGACTGCTTATCCAACAGGAGCAGGCAAGGTAATTCAAACAGGCTATGAAGCAGATATTGATGGTTCTCCTCTGAGTATCCAAAAGATTGAGATATTAGCTAAGAATGGAAAGATTGTATAATGACTGATTACGTAAAATCAACTAACTTTGCAAGTAAAGACTCCTTATCCTCTGGTAATCCTTTAAAGATTGTTAAGGGTACGGAGATTGATACCGAGTTTAACAACATTGCCACAGCGGTGGGTACTAAAGCAGACTTGAACAGTCCTGCTTTGATCGGTACTCCTACTGCCCCTACTGCTTCGTCAGGCACTAACACTGCTCAGTTAGCGACTACGGCTTTCGTAACAGCAGCTTTGCAGGCAGTATATCCTGTTGGTTCTATCTACATCAATGCTGGTGTAAGCACTAACCCAGCTACTTTGTTAGGCTTTGGTACTTGGACAGCCTTCGGTGCTGGTCGAGTTCCTGTGGGCTTGAATGCTGGTGATACTCTCTTTGATACCTTGGAAGAAACAGGCGGTAGCAAAGATGCTGTAGTTGTTAGTCATACCCATACAGGTACAACAAGTACTACAGGTAGTCACAACCATAGTACAAGTGCTAATGGAAACACCAACGGATATGCTTATGGGGGTGATACTTATAACGTCACCCGAGGAAGTCTTGATGGTGGTCCTTACACTTCTATGGTTACAGGAACAGCAGGCTCCCACAACCATACGTTTACAACCGATTCCACAGGCTCATCTGGAACCAACGCTAACCTGCAACCCTACATCACCGTAGCGATGTGGAAACGTACTGCATGATAGAGCACCACTTTAGCGATGGCTTATACGCCAAGCAGATGAGTCTCGTTAAAGGCTCTATTGCTTGCCAACACAAACATAACTATGATCACCTGAGCATCTTAGCTCAAGGTAAAGTCCGAGTTCTGTTTGATAACGATGTAGTAGAGACATACACAGCCCCTGCTTGCATAAATATTGTTAAAGATGTTAACCATACGATCTTAGCTCTAGAGGATTCAGTATGGTTCTGTATTCATCAAACCGAGGAAACTGACGTGAATAAAGTAGATCAAGTTTTAATCAAAGATATGAAAGTGGAGGCTTAAGATGCCAGCAGCATGGATTTCCGCAGGGGGAGCTTTACTAGGTGGACTTTTTGGGGGTAACTCTGCTAAGAAAGCAGCACAAGCATCTGCCCAAGCTCAACTCGAAGCAGCTCGTATTGCTGCTGATGCACAGAAGTTCCGTCCCGTAGGTGTTACCTCACGCTTCGGTTCTTCTCAGTTTACAACAGATCCTTCTGGTTATTTGACAGGTGCAGGCTACAACTTAGCTCCTGATGTTGCTGCTGCTCGTGATCAGTTCTTGCAACAATCTTTTGGTCAAGGCATGGACCTTGGTGCTCAAGGCTTGCAAGGCGCTCAGAGCTTATTCAATCTTGGTCAGCAGTACTTGGCTGAGTCTCCTCAACAAGCAGCTCAAAACTACATGGCTCAACAGCAGGCTCTCTTGCAACCTAGCCGTGATCAAGCAGCCGCAGGCTTAACACAGAATCTGTTCAACACAGGTCGTGGCGGTGTTGCAGTGTCCCAAGGTGGGATGATGGGTGCTGCTAACCCTGAACAACAGGCTCTGTTGAATGCTCAGGCGATGCAGGACTTACAGTTGGCTGCACAGGCACAACAAGCAGGACAAGCACAGACTCAGTTCGGCGCAGGTTTGTTTGGCTTAGGTGCTCAAGCAGCTACAGCAGGTTATAGTCCATTCCAGACTCAGTTTGGCTTGGCCTCTAATCTGGAACAGACTGGTCAGAATACTCTTGATATGGGTGCTAAGTTAGGTGGCCGTTCTGCTGAAGCAGGCGC